GGCGGCGCTGATCCAAGACACCATGGTCGCGCCTATCGCGATCGTGTCCCGGCGGGCGTTCGACCCGAGGTTGGTGTTCACCCAGTCGAAGGCCGCCTACCTGTTCACGGTGACGGTGTACGTCGACCGTACCGATGAGCGTGCAGCGCAACGGGCGCTCGACACCCTGACCGAGATATCGGGTAGCGGGTCGATCGTCGCAGCGATTCAGAACGGCACCTTGTGGTCGGTGTCGGTCGATTACGCCGCCGTCACCCAGATCGGCGAAGTGCAGGCGGTCGCCATCGCTGAAAGCAATTACCTGGCCGTGCCCATCGACGTGGAGGTCGTGTTCTGATGCCGTTCGTTTCCGCAACTAAGTCTCGGGTGCTTGCCGGCACCCTGTCGGCCTCGTGCTACTCCCGAGGGTTCTCGCTGAGCTCGGGCGTCGACATGCTCGACGTGTCGACGCTGTGCGATGACGCCAAGGCGTACATCCCCGGCCAAGAGTCCTCGACGGCATCGTTCACGTTGATCTACGACGAGGCGCAAGCGGCGCACGCCGGGACGTGGGCGACGGCTGGCAATCTGCCGGTCACGTTCCTGCCGGGCGGCGCCGCCGTCGGTGACGCCGCATTCCTCATCGACTCGATCCGTACCGACTACTCGACGACCACGTCGGTGACCGGCACGGTCGACGCAAGCATTACAACGCAGACAACGGGCGATACCGGCTATGGCGTGTGTGTTGCTGCGTTGGCAGCAATCACTACCGACACCAACGGCACAGCGGTCGACAACGCCGCCTCGAGCACCAACGGCGGCGTGGCGCACCTGCACGTCACGGCGTTCGCTGGCCTGACCTCGGATGTCATCACGATCGAACACTCGACGAACAACTCGACCTGGGCGACGCTCGCCACGTTCACCACGGTGACCGCTGCGACAACCCAGCGCCTCGCGGTGACCGGCACCGTCAACAGGTACCTGCGTGTCGTCGATGACGTCACCGGCACCGGATCGTGCACCCGACTCGTCGCGTTCGCGCGCCGCTGACCAACCCCTCCAACCCGCAAAGGAACTGACATGGCATTCAAGGCCGGTACCACTTCGGCGTTCTTCCTCGCGAACGCTGCCAACTCCCTCACGAACCTGTCGCCGTTCGTCGACAGCTTCACGCTGCCCGCAACGACCGACACCGCCGAGGTGTCGACGTTCGGCACCAACGCCAAGGTGATGATCACCACCCAGACCGGCGGCGACCAGGTGTCGATGTCGGGACCGTACGACGCCGTCGTTGCCTCGCACCTCGACGGGCTCAAGAAGGCCCACGCCGCCGGTTCGGCAGCAGCGGCGTTCATCTGGGGTCCGGGCGGTTCGGTGGCGTCCGAGTACCGGGTCGCCGGTTCGGCGTTCGTGACCTCGTTCGAGGTGTCGTCGTCCGTCGGTGGTCGCGTCGAGTACTCGGCGTCGCTGCAAGTGACCGGCGCCGTCACTACCGGCACGTTCTGAGTCGTGGCCGCTCTCGGCCTCGAGTCGGCGGCGCTGTCCGCATACGTGCGCAAGCTTGAGTCGACAATCAACGACGAAGCTCGGTCACGCATCACGATGGCCGCCGGCATCGCCACCCGCAAGGCGGCGGTATCGGCCGTTGAGGACAAGCTCGGACCTGATCGGGCCATGTCGAACTTCCGGTCGGGCCGAGTCAAGCTCGGCGCCGGGTTCGATGTCAACGGGTGGACCGTGACCGTCAACCATCGCCCCAAGGGCGTGTGGCTGCTGGCCGATGCTGGCCGCAAGCGTTCCGGTGTCGTCTACCCCCGCAGCGGCTCCAACCGTGGCCGCAAGGGCCGCATAACGAACCCTGACCGTGCTGTGTTGACACCTTACGGCCCTCGGGCATCGCGTCGGTTTGGTCCGTCGCGTGGTACCGGAGTGTTTGAGATGGCAGCGGCCCGTGAGCGTGCTGAGGCGCCGAAAGCGGCGTGGCGTGTGGTGCAAAGTGAGCTGGCCCGAATAGTCAGGAGGTGAGCTAGATGGCATTCAGCGACAAGCTCACAGTCGTTATCGACTTCGTAACGGGCCCAGCACAATCTGGTGTCAAGAAGCTGCGCACCGAGGTCGCCCAGGCCGAAGGCGCAATGGGCAAGATGAAGGCCGCAACGGTCGGCGTCGGCGGTGCGCTAAACCAGTACGCCGGGCAGGCGGCGTTGGCCGCTGGCACCGCTCTAGTGGCGTTCGGCGTCAAGTCTGTAAAAGCGTTCCAAGACACGGCGCTAGCCGCTGGGAAGTTCGCCGACGCCACCGGCATCGCCGTTGAAGACGCGTCGCGTCTAGTCGAGGTAGCTGGCGACATCGGCATTCAGTCGGGTGCCGTTGAGGGTGCTTTGTTGAAGATGAACAAAGCGCTGGCCGATGGCAAAGGTGCGTTTGCCGAATACGGGGTGGAGATTGTAAAAACCAGCAGCGGTTTGACCGACTCCAACGCAACGTTTGTGAACGCCCTTACCACGATCGGCGCTATCGAAGATCCGACGCTGCGAGCCAAAGCAGCCCAAGAGGTCTTTGGCAAGAGCTATGCCAGTGTTGCTCGTCTGATGGAGATGTCAGCCGGTGACCTGAAGGCAGCGTTGGCCGGGGTGTCTGACGAACAGGCGATTACCGACGCAGAGAACGCCAGCGCCGAAAGGTTCGAGGCGACGATGGACAACCTGACGGACATCCTGACCGGGATTTCGTTAGAGGTTGGCGGCGCCTTGGTGCCAAGCCTGACGGAGTTGGGTGATGCCATTGTCGCTATCGACAAAGGAATAGAGGACATCGGCCTCGGCGGGTTGGGCAACGTGTTTGGTTCGTTGTACCAAGACTCCGGTTTGGCCGACCTCGTCAACGGCATTGGGGCTGTGGGCGATGTCTTCAGCGCCGTAGGCGGTTGGTTTGATAATTCGGGCGATTCGGCAGACGACGCCGCTCCGCGAATCGAGTACTACGCCTCTCGCGTCGCCGCCGCCGCCGCCGAAACGGCTACCTCGACCCGCACTGAGGAAGAGGCGAACGAGGCACGCGAAGAAGCCGAGCGACTGACCAAGGCCGTCACCACTGCCGTTGACGCCCGGCGCAAGGCCGAGCAGGACTTGCGCAACGAGATGCTGTCAGCGATCGACAAGAACTACGCCTACCGGGTGGCGGTCGACGATGCCGAAGAGGCGCTAAGCGAATACAACGAGGCAGCGAAGACAGGCAAGCTGACAACCGAGGAGCTGGACGACGCCACACGCGAAACCGGCCGCCAGTTGTACGAAACAGCTGCGGCGTACGCCGAATCAAAAGGTGCTGCAACCGGTTCACAAGAAGCCATCGACGGCATGATCGAGTCGCTGTACATCCAGATGTCGACGCTGGCGCCTAACAGCCCGTTGCGGTTGGAACTGCTCGCGTACATCGAGGAGCTTGGGCGCATCCCGACCGACATTGAAACCAAGATGAGAGTCACGCGCTTTGGCGACGTCGGGTTTATGAAGAACGCCCGTGGCACGCCGCCCGGCGGCTCGCCCGGCGGGCTGACGCTCGTCGGCGAAGAAGGCCCTGAACTCGTCAACATGCCAAAGGGCGCCGTCGTCACGCCGGCGGGGGAAACGGCAAGACTGCTGTCTGGTGCCGGTTCGGTATCGGGCATGGCGTCGGGCTCCGGCATCACCGTCAACATCTACCCCAAGGCCCTCCCGACCGACCGCGAGCTGATCGACCTCGTCAACAGCGTGCGCCGCCGGAACGGGAACGTGATATGACGACACCGACGCTCAAGGTCGAGGTGTCGTTCGCTTCGGCGCCGCTCGCAACGTCGCCGACGTGGGTCGACATCACCGACCGGGTCCGCAACACGCCCGGCCTGTCAATCAGTCGTGGCCGCCAGTCCGAGGTAAGCACGTTCTCGGCGGGTTCTTGCCAACTGTTACTCGATAACCGTGACCGACTCTTCGACCCGCTCAACGCTTCGGGCACCTACTACGGCGACCTGACGCCCCGCCGTCAGATCCGGGTGTCGGCCGTCTGGTCGGGCACGACGTACCCCATGTTCCGGGGCCACGTCACCGGCTGGCCACAGAACTACCCCCGGGTTGGCACCGACGTCGTCGTTGACCTCGAGGCGTACGACGCCTTGGCGTGGTTGGCCGAGACGACGCTGCCGAACCCGGTCACCTCCTACGCCGAGTCGGTCGGCGCTGTCCGGTTCTACCGTCAGGGCGACGACGTCGGTGTGGCCGACGTGTTCAACACCGCCCCGTTGGCCTACGCCGGCGGG